GAAATACTGTATTCGCAGAAGACAAGCCCGGCCTTTCCCGGGGATTCCGCCGCCAGCGCCTCGCAGAACTCAACAAAAGCGTTCTGCGCGGCTATGGACCGGAAAGCATACTCCAGACCCTCAGGATTGCCTCCCTTCAGGTACAGATACATCCACGGACCGGAATCCCCGTCCGTAACCTCTTCGCTCCGGCCTTTTACGGTTCCGCCCTCAAGAAAAGTAAAAAACGCTGCCCACTGATCTTCTGGAAGTTCAACGGTTCCGGAAGAAATTACATCATCCTCCGTATTCCAGCCGTAATCATTCTTCGTTCCCCGCGATTCATGGAAGAAGAAGTATTTTCCGTCATCGGCGTAAAAGCGGTAACGCAGATATTCCGCATTGTATCCGATCCAGTTATAGGTATAATAAAAATCCGTTATATCTTCCGCTGAAAAACCGGAGCCGTCCGTCTGCTCCGTGGCCTGCGCGCTGTTAAGGATAATAAAAGCAAGAAGACAAATGATCAGAAATCTCCTCATAAATGTTTCCTCCAAAACCATGCTCATATAAAGATTACCATAACCGGCCCGGAAACAAAAGAAAAAGGTCCCGGAACCGGAATCCCTTCCGGCCCGGGACACAGCACATATTCGATTATTCTTCCGGCTCTTCCGCTTCCGGCAAACCCGTCAGCGCCAACAGCACCGCGCAGACGAATCCGAACCCGCCGGCGCTCAGGGCCGCAAGCCAGTTCACATCCCCCAGGACTACCGCCCCGGTGCCGATGTACGCCAGCGCAGCCTCCGCGAAAGTACGGACGGCCCTGATCAGGGCCGCCTTCACCCACAGTTTCCAGTCGGTTTTCATTATAATTCTCTCCCTTCATCTCAATGGCAGGGCAAGAAACCGCTGCCGCACATCCTCCATTACGCCGTTCCCGCCCAGGGAATGGTACTGGATGTACATCTCCTCGAAATTCTCCCGGTCATCCGAAGTAGCATATCCCTGCCCGTGGCAGGCGTAATACGCCCGAAGAAGGCTGTCCCGCAGGATCGCCTTCATCCCGTTTTTCATTGCCTTGTTCTGTTTTATCTGCATCCAGATAAAGCTTCCCAGGGCCGCCAGCATCCCGGGAACGCCCAGAAGCGACAGCCAGTTGTAAACCGTCATGGACATCACTCCCCTTTGATATTCAGATATTAGTTTTTAGTTATTAGTTTTTAGCGGAAAACCCGCCTCTAGTAACTAACAACTATCAACTATCAGCTAAACAACTCCACGTCACCGGCCCAACGATGCCATCGACCTTGATCCCGCAGTCCCTCTGGAAGGCTTTTACCGCCGCCAGCGTCTTCTTCCCGAAGATCCCGTCGGCACCGTATATTCCCAGGTCATATCCCAGGTCCATCAGCTTCTCCTGCAGTTCCCGGACCGCATCTCCCCGGCTGCCCTTCCGCAGCGTCGGACGGGAAACCGCCGCCGAAACCGGCTGAACTGTCTGAATCTCCAGTCCCGTCAGCGTTTCCCCTTCCAGACCTTTCGGAACAGCGTAGTGCGTCCAGCCTTTATCCGAAGTCTTCCCCCGTTTCACTTCAGCGGAGCAGTGGATCACGGTTCCCCCGCCGACGTGCAGTCCGGTATGGCTCATCTTCTTCCCGTTCTGCATGAACAGGCAGCAGACTTGCCCGTCAGGCAGATCCGCAATGAGTCCCTTCATCGCCCAGTTGGAGGAATTGTTCCACTGGGAAGTCGCCCCAGCGCCCATCAAGGAGATCCCTGCCTGGCCAAGCACCCATCGTGTAAATCCACGGCAGTCAAAATCCAGCACCGGGCCGCCCGGATAATATTTGCATCCGTCGCAGCTGCTCTTCTTTCCGCTGCAGACGGGACATTTTTTCCGGATCTGTTCCGCTTCCCCGGCCGGGCAGGCGCTTCGGCTTGCGTAAGCCTTCCGGTGCGAAGGCGTGCACTTCTGCCCGTAGGCTCCCCAAACATACGGCCACCCCAGGCAGGCTTCAGCCGTCCTGCAGACGATCTCCGAAGCGGAAAGCCCGGAAGCTTTCCACTGATCGATCAGGCTCTCCGCCTGTTTGAAATTATTCACAGAACTCCCCCTGTCTCGATTAAGAAATGACCTTCTCACCCAAAACAATTGGCAGCAGATCACACGCCGGCAGCGGCAGCGGGTCATCCGTCCGCACGGTAACTGTCCAGTTATCATGGTCCGCCACAGAATCCCCGTCAGAAAGAAAATCCGATACCGTCCCGTTCCGCCCGTCCCAGTTGACACGCTTCAGTTTCCTGCGCAGGGCGTTCCGGTAGGTTTCGTCGTCCCATCCCAGCAGCCGCGGCGTGAAGAAAGAAGCACCCAGCGCGTCCAGCGCGGCGCCGGCAGCATCATCAACAGAAAACCCTGATTCCAGGTTCGGAATCAGGGCGATCAGGTCCGCTGCCTGCCGGAGCACCGCTTCCGCCAGGGCGGAGAAGCGCGGCAGACCCCGGGTGTAAGACGGGAACAGGGACATATAATCCGAAAGGTCCAAAGCGATCCTCCTTATTCAATCGTGATCTGCACATCGTCCGTGCTCATCAGCACATACTTCTCATTCCAGGCAGGTACCAGCACCTCGTGCTCCACGCCTCCGGGACCGGAGGCTGAAAGATCCGTTACCGCAAAGGTGGAGGCGTAAGCGCCCGCTGACTGATACAGCAGCCCGTACATGCTTGGAATATTCAATGTCTCCCCGATCTCCATCCGGTTATTCACATAATCATCCAGCGCGTTCTTCATGGCCGGGCAGACAATACTTTCGTCAAACCCGTCGTACGTGCTCAGCATGATATAGAAAACCAGCGGCTGCAGCAGCGGCCGGTTGAATCTCACCGTATGCGTGTTCCCCCGGTCGTCCGTGACGGTCCGCAACACGGTCCCCTCCGTCCCGATACCCGGCGGCTTGTTCCGCCAGATCGCTTCCGCGATCCGGTTGGCGTTGCCGTTCAGCACGTATACGGACAGCATATGCGGCGGAATTCCGTCTATTTCTGTGTCTTCATTTACCCGGATCATGACCCGGTCGACGTTCGGAATCTCCAGGATCGCCGCTTCCATGCTGCTGAAGGAAAAGATTCCCCGGGCGGAAGTAACCAGGTTCATCCGTTTCCTGACTTCCGCGTCCGTCTCCCCTTCCTGTCGGACAATCCCGTACTGCGGCAGCAGCAGGTCCAGCGCCTGGCCGGAGGCGTACTGCGGATTCCGGGAATTATATGCGGAAAGCACCAGCGCGGACGTATCATCCAGCGCCCTGGCAAAAACGGACAGCAGCTGGTAATCCGGCACCTCCGGAGACAGCTCCGCTTCCTGTCCGAAGATGGAGCGGTAAGCAGAGCACAGGTCCTGCAGCCGGTCCTCATAGGTCGGCATGTGCAGGCCGGAACCGTCGATGTAAGGCGGAAAGTAGCTCATCTGAAATACTCCTTACTCATATTCATAGGAAACAGAAGCCGTCCCCTCTTCCGTCCGGACGGTGCATTCATACGAAAACCGCCTTCCGGAAACAGAGAAATGCACATCCTCCACTTCCTGCACGCCCGGCGTATTCCGGATATAGTCCGTAATGGAGGAAGCCAAAGCCGGAGCGTCCGCTTCCGTCAGCCGGGAGAACCGCAACGTATCCAGGATTCCGAATCCAAGATTCTGATTCTCCCACCATTCGCCCCGCAGCAGGGACAGCCGGTACTTTACCAGCAAAGCCACAGCTTCCGGACCGGAAACCATGTCCCCGGAAGACAGCACCGGCAGGACATCCCCGGCAGCGTCCACAGGCCGAAGTTTCATCCGTTCTCACCTTCCCGCCCGACTTTAAATCCTATAAACGCGAACCCGTCCGACAGCGAATGTTTCCGGGCGGATCCGGGAACCACCGGTTCGCCGCACTCAAACCAGCCGTCTATGTTCACGTCCGAGAACACCACCAGGCAGGCGTCCCCGGGATGGACATCAAAAGGCACCGGCATAAAGACCGGAACATCCGTAAGGACAGGAAACGTCATCGAACCCAGTTTCACTGCCGGCTGGATCTCCGCCGTCTGCTTTTCCGCGTCAAAGGAAACCACGTTCCCGGGCAGGGCACAGTGCAGCGAGGAAAAGATCTCCTGTTTCAGCGCATCCCGTTCTTCCGGGGAAAGATATGTATTCTCAGGCATGTTCTCCTCCTTGCGGATGCAATTCAACCAGCAGCTGCGTCATCCATGGCCCCGGTCCCGTATCCGCTTCGACCATCCGTTCCAGGATCAGGCCGGCGTAGCGGATACCTTCATATTCCAGCGTCATTTCCTCCCCGGGCTGGAACCCGGTGACCGTCGTAGACAGGATCATTTTCTTCCCTTTGTCCGCAATCATCGGACAATCCGTCAGGTCATTCTCCGTCAGGTGCAGCGTCGCCGGCAGCGGGTCCTCCGGGACCACACACAGCCCGGCAGGCACCAGATAGGCCCGGGCTGAAGCAGCGGACAGAGCAGAAGCAATCTCCTCTGCTGCCCGCCCGAAGAACGCCTGGCCCCGGGAAGATACGGGATCATTTCCCGGGAAAGAAAGAAGCTGAATGCCCGTTCCGGAACTTACCAGTAAATACGACAAAGTTCCGGATACAGAAGCGCCGGCCTCCACGCTCAGGGAGACCGGCGCTTCCCATAGATCCAGGCCCAGGGAAAATGCGGCGATCGTCAGCGTTCCCTCCGGAACCGTCCG